TAGAAGATTCAAAATGAATTAATATGAAACCTTTGATAGTTGATAATTTTTTAAATCAAGAAGAATTTAATCCGATAGCAGATCTTATTGTAAATAATTTCCAATGGAAATATGATAATTTTGTTGATTATGCAGACGATAAAGATAAATTTCAGTTTACTCATAGTTTTTATAAAGATTTTGAAATTGTATCTCCATTTCACGAAACACTCAAACCTATATGGAATAGGATTCGGCCGAGGGAGATTTATAGAGTAAAAGCAAATTTACTCACAAGAACACCAGAAATAGTTCAAAATAGATTTCATACAGATAATCCAGAAATTTCGGGAGTAATACCATATACTACTTCAATTTTTTACTTGAATACAAATAATGGTTATACGGAATTTGAAGATGGAACTAAAGTGGAAAGTGTTGCAAATAGATTCGTTTCATTTCCAATGGATATGAAACATAGAGGCACTTCTTGTACAGATGTAAAAACAAGAGTAGTGATTAATTTCAATTATTTAACTTGACATTTTCGTTAAAATTTAGTATAATTATATAAAATGGAGTATAAATAGTGATGGAAACAAAATATGTATTATTAGTGAAAGATGCAGGAAATTATGCAGAAGATTCACTAATAAAATTGATTTGGATTGTTTTAAAACATCGAGCCGAACATTTCCTAAAAGGAGAGGGTTGGCACGATTGAGGTTGTCCATAGTGGAAACCTTAAACTTACCCATCGCCCGTGCTAGGGGATGGGGATTATTTTATAACCTTGCTTTATATAAGGAGGCAATATGGTAACATTAGCACATCACTCAAATTTCACCGCAGGCGACTTGGAACGTTTTATGGGTCTATCCGTAGGATTTGACTCTATGTTCAATCGTCTGATGAACTTCCCTACTCAACAAGATACTGGATATCCACCATACAACATCCGAAAGGTGGATGAGTATAACTATATCATTGAGTTAGCCCTTGCTGGGTTCTCAGAAAATGATATCGAAGTTGAAGTTGCGGATGGTACTCTCACAGTCCGTTCAATCGAATCCAAAGATACTGCGGATTCTGACTATGTGCATAGAGGAATTGCTCGAAGAGCATTCTCTAAAGCATGGACTCTTTCTGATGACATGGTTGTCAAAGGTGCAGAGTTCACTAATGGTCTATTGAACATTAGTTTGGAGAAAATAGTACCAGAGGAAAAGAAACCTCGTATCATTCCTATTTCATCACCTTCTGTGATTGAACATAAGAAGAAGTAATTTCTCCAAGCCCCTTCAAGGAATATATACTTTGAAGGGGTTTTTGTTTTTTTAACTATTGAGGAGAATAATATGTTACCACTTGCAGGAATGCTATTCAATGTAGTTGCTGGATTAGTTGTTGATAAAGCTCAAGATTTGGCAGAAGAACACGTTGAAAAGATGATAGATGATATACTTCCAGACAACGCAAAAAAAGAATTAGATAAAATCATAAAGAGTGACAAATCTCATGCATTTGAGAATGCAAAAGATGCTCTTAAAGGTGCAGTAGAAGGTAAACTTCCTGTACAGATGAAAGATGGCAAGTTTATGCCAATAGAAATGAAAGTTGTTTTAAAATTTGATCCGTCTACAGGATCATTTGATATTAGAAAAGAGTAAAGGAATGTTATGGCAGAAATATATCAAGGATATTTGACAAAGAATTTTTCATATCCAGAGATGATAAAGAGTTCCACAGCAGATAGACTTGGAATCTCAAATGATGCTACCAGAGAACACGTTATTAATCTGGTAAATCTTTGTAATTTTATATTACAACCAGTACGGAATGAGTTCGGGCCAATTCGTGTTAATAGTGGTTATCGTTCTCCTGCACTCAATGCAAAAGTTGGCGGGTCGAAAACGAGTCAACATTGCAATGGAGAAGCAGCTGATTTTGAATCTTCACGAATATCAAATCCAGACCTTGCAAATTGGATTGCAAAAAATCTGGAATTTGACCAGCTCATTTTAGAATTCTACGATGGTGTAGATCCCAATAGTGGATGGATACATTGTTCCTATAAAAAAGATGGAACGAATCGTGGAACAACTCTAACAGCTCTAAGAGTCAAAGGGAAGACAACTTATAAGAAAGGTCTTCTCAAGTAAAGGAGGAGAATATGAAATATGTGTGGTTAGTTTACCTACAGTTTTTGTTTTTAATCGGGCAGTTTAATGGGAGAAAGAATTGGATTGACAAACACATTTTAATATGTTATAATAAGTTAGATAAGTTAAAAGTGAATTATGTTAAATATCACAATTTTGATAAAGAATAGTTAATGAGTTTTTATACCAATGTAGCTGCACTAGGAAACAATATACTATTCAGAGGTGTCTCTGATGATGGAAAAAGATTTAAAGATAGAATAGAGTATCATCCTACTCTATACATACCCACCAAAGAAGAAACCAAGTTTCGCACTCTGGAAGGTAAACCAGTTGGAGCAATCCAGCCAGGAACTATGAAGGAGTGCAAAGACTTTATTTCCAAATACAACGAAGTGGACAACTTCAGTATCTACGGAAATGATAAGTTTGAGTTTTCATTTATTGCAGAACATTTTCCAGAAGAACATATCGATTACGATTTCTCGATGATTAGGATTGCATATCTTGATATTGAGGTTGGTTCAGAAAATGGTTTTCCAAGTATCGAAAATGCAACTGAAGAAGTAACGGCCATCACTTTTAAGATTGATGGTAAGTGTTATGTTTTCGGTAGAGGTGAGTTTGTTCATGATAGAGAAGATGTTTTCTATTTTCGGTTCGATTCAGAACGGGCACTTCTTCAGAAGTTCTTTGAAATGTGGGATAGGGAATCACCAGATATTGTTACAGGGTGGAACATCGAAACATTTGATATTCCATATCTTGTGAATCGTGCAAAAAGAATGTTCGATGAAAAAAAGAATCCTTATCGATTACTTTCGCCTTGGAAGAAGGTTAGAGAGTACATGATGTTTGGTATGGGTGGAAAAGAACTTCAGGCCTATTCTATTATGGGTGTGGAGACTCTTGACTATCTTTCGACATATCGTAAATTCACATACATCAATCAAGAGTCATATCGTTTAGATCATATTGCCTATGTAGAATTGGGTGAAAGTAAGTTGGACTATTCAGAACAGGGCTCTCTTCATTTACTTTACAAAAACGATTACCAAAAGTTCATCGAATACAACATCAAGGATGTGGAGTTGGTAGAACAACTTGAGGGTAAGATGAAACTACTTGAGATGGTTGTGTCACTTGCATATCTCAGTAAGGTAAATTATCAGAATACATTTGGTCAAGTACGAATGTGGGATTCTCTGATTTACAATAATCTTCTCAGGAAAAATATTGTCATTCCGCCCAAGACAACTTCCCACAAATCTTCTCAGTTTGAAGGTGCATATGTGAAAGAACCAATTCTTGGGGCTCACAATTGGGTTGTAAATTTCGATTTGAATTCTCTGTATCCTCATCTGATTATGCAGTATAATCTTTCACCAGAGACATTGATTACGGATGAACTTCCAAGTGAGTTGCAGGAAATCAAAGATGCCCGGCCAGGAGTGGAAGGATTGTTGGATCAAAATATTGATCTGGAAAGTCTGAAGAAATACAAATTGACTTACACTCCAAACAACGAATTCTATCAGATCGGAAAACAGGGATTTCTTCCAGAGATGATGCAACAAATCTACGATGATAGAGTGAAGTTCAAGGGCATGATGATCGATGTGAAGAAGAAGTTGCAGAAGGAAAAGGATTTCAACGAAAGAAAAGAGTTACAGAAATTGATTTCCAAGTATCATAATATGCAACTCAATCTGAAGATTACTCTCAACTCTGCATTTGGTGCGATGGGGAATCAACATTTCCGATTCTTTGATCAGAGAGTTGCAGAGGCCATTACTACTTCTGGACAATTATCTATCAAGTGGATAGAGAAAGAGATCAATCGGTATCTTAACGAATTACTCAAAACCGATGAAGATTATGTAGTTGCAGTTGATACAGATTCAGTTTACATCACTATGGATAAATTGGTTCAATCTGTTTACGGCGATAAAGATGTGGACAAGACTAAAGTTATAGATTTTCTTGATAAGGTTTGTTCTGAACAAATGGAAAAAATAATAGACAAATCCTATGAGAGATTGAAAGATTACATGAATGCATATGACCAGAAGATGGTCATGAAACGAGAGAATCTTGCAGATAAGGCACTCTGGACTTCCAAGAAAAGATACATCATGAATGTGTATGATTCTGAAGGAGTGAGATATGAAGAACCACAACTCAAGATTATGGGTATTGAGGCCATTCGTTCTTCAACTCCTGCTGCTTGTAAACAGAAGATGAAGGACATATTCAAGATCATTATGAATGGTACTGAAGACGATGCAATCAATTATATCGATAAGTTCAGAAAAGAGTTCAGTACATTAAATGCAGAAGATGTATTCTTTCCAAGAGCAGTCAGAGGAATCGACAAGTATTTCGATGCAGCCCATCTCTGGAAGAAGGGAACACCTATTCATGTTAAGGGTGCATTGTTGTATAACAAACTATTAAAAGACAATAAATTGTTAGGGAGTTATCCTCAAATCCAAGATGGAGAAAAGATTAAGTTTGCATATCTCAAGAAACAAAATACAGTTGGTGGAGAAGTGATTGCAATACTTAATCAGTTGCCTCCAGAGTTGGAATTGCAAGATTATATAGACTATGATAAACAATTTGAGAAATCGTTTATCGAACCAATGAGTTCAGTCATGAATGCTGTTGGTTGGAAAACAGAACACATTTCAGATCTTTCAGAGTTTTTTGGTAGTTAGATGATATTTGGGTTACTCACTTTATTTGTTGCACTTGCAATTTCAGCAGTTGCAGCATATTATTCTATTGTTGGTCTAATGGCCATCTTTGCAGGAGCAACAACTGCAATTGCAATAATGGGAATCGTTTTAGAGATAGGAAA